TATAAAGTTCATGATTCTTCTTTCTTACTTAGCGACCAATTCCCATTTGGAAGTTCTTCCCAAAGAATGGTATCACCTGCATCCCAGCCAACTTGATTTAAAGCTTCGTCTGGAAATTCAAGATACAGCTCTTTTGTCTTTTGATTTTCTTTTACTTCCAGAACCCACCGGTTTTCGCTTAGTTTTTTTACGGTCATTAATACTAGCCTCTATTCTTTTCCATGAATCCCATTGTTTTTGTATGTCGCCATAGCGATACATAATTGTCCAAGCATCCATTATATTACTCCAAGATTGGATAATTAAGTTACCCTTTTTGGTTTTTAATAATCTAAGCGCCGTTCCTGGATTTTTCTTAGGACCAATAGTTACGGTATCTAAAACTTTCCCTTGAACTTCATTAAACATATATGTCTCTCCATTATGTATAGTTTATTATACACCAATAATAAGAGAATGTAAACAGTTATTTTAGTTGAGAAGTAAGAGAATCAATCTGATCTTTCAATCCAAGCTTTTCTTTTTTGCGATTTCGAATAGAATCAGCTGGAGCTCTTTCGGCTTCTAAAGCCTCAATAACTTTATGTAATTCTTTATGTCGTGTTTTTAGAATTGAAATACGGTTTTTAATTTTTTCTTGTGTCATCATAGTATTTTCCTAAGCAAAAAAATCTTCGATTGAAACCTTTTCTTCAACTGACCAACCAATAGCATCGAGAATAGGTTCAATTGGATCAAGGAATGTCTTTTGGAACTGCATATCGTAGTCAATGTATTTATGCAGCTGTAATTCTTGTGGTAAAAAGTCTGGGAAAGAAATTACATTTTCGCGAATTGGATTAGGCATTTTCAAATAGCAAAATTTGATTTTTTCACCGTTTTGAACTAGAGTATATTTACGATCTAAGCCTTTGTCTTTTACGTGATGATTATAAAGAAGTGCGCCACGAACATGAATTGGAGTACCTTTCGCATAGATACCATCACGTTTACGAGACCATTTAGTCACATCATTTACACCACGTGGAAAAGAAACATTTTCTGGTGGAAGTGACGTAAAGTATTCTTTGAACTGTTGAATAGCTTTTTGAGTAGCATTTTCATCACCAGTTACAATAACCTTGAATAGTTCTTTTAGAGCATCACGGCATACCGAAGGTGTAGAACTTTTAATTGCTTCAATGCCCATGATTTTAAGTTTTGGTTGAGCATATTGAACACCTTCATTGTTATGTACATTTAGAATATAGCGTTTCTTGGCAGTCCAGATACCACGATCAGCAATGGCTTCACGTTCCATAACCATTCGAGGCATATAACAATTGAACATTTGAAATAGTTCATCATATGAACGTTCAAGCATTGGCTGAAACTGATCTACACAAATTTGGTCAATTGTTTGTACTTCGTTTTCAGCAACGTATTTTTCAACAAGTGGGCCAAAGTTAACATAAACAGAATCGGTATCAATTGCAATTACATAATCTTTATTTGTGGTGCCAACAATTTTATTCATGAATTTATTCACTGAACGTTCAGCCCAGCGAATCACGGTTTGGCCAGTTAAGGTAATACCTTCAGCAACCCGCAAATCAAAATACCGGAAGTATTTGTTACCTAGAGCGCCATAAAGAGAGTTCAACAAGATTTTAATTGCCATTTGTTGGTTTTCATATCGAGCAATATCACGTTCAACACGATACTTGTCAACAACATTTGATTTATCAATTGTTTCTAGTTCTTGTTGAGATTGAAGCATAAGCTTTTTAACTGCTTTACGTTCATTGTAATAATCAACAATGATTTTAGGTAATACACCTTGCTTGTCTTTAGAGAAATAAACACCATTTGCAGCAAGTGCATAATCACCCTTATGCTTTGTAAACCTACCAGCAAGAGCTTTGTCTGGATCCATATCCTCACGAACGCCTTCAACAATAGTTTCAGGCGACATATTCCATTGGACAATAATGTTTGGATATAGTGAATTCAAATCAAATGAAACAACCCACTCATGTAGGCCAATTTGTGGTGGTTTTACATAGCCACCTGGATAATCTGACTTGAATTTATCTTCAATAGCTGGAATTACTACACCTTGTTGACATAGATCTCGATAAATAATTGAATCCCAGATAGCGGTAGTACCAAGAGTGTCTGTATAGTTTACACCACCACGATAAGCCATAGTCAAGGCCAAAGTAATCAAACCCATCTTATCTTCGAGTCGATCAACTAGTTGGACGTCTTTAATGTTGTAATCAATAAACTTTTGAAAGTCATGTTTATAAAGAGAATGAAGAGATGAAAATTCTTCGAAAGAAAGTTTGCGCTCACCAAGAACCACATGACCAATATGGTCAAGTTTATATGATTCTTGAGCGCCATATGAATATCCAAACTTTTTGAAGAGTTCAAGATAATCGAGAGAAGCAATACCTTCGAGATTATAGTATTGTTGTTCACGACCTTGAGTTGTTACAGAGCGTGGATTTACCACACCCCACGGCGACATCTTTTTAACCATTTCGTCGCCACAAATTTTTGTGATACGATTTACAAGATACGGAATATCAAAGAAACGAGTATTCCAGCCTGTAATGACATCAGGGCACTGGCGGTCAGAATTCCAGTGAGCCAAGAACCTAAGGAGGAGCTCCCGTTCATCGTTACACTTAACGTAAGATACATTGCTGGCATTAATACCATCAACGATGCAATTTGAAGGATTGTAATCATATAGTCCCCACACATAATAAATGTTGTCAATGTTGTTTTTAATCGTGATAGAAATCACTGGATAATTTGCTTCTTCAGGAGTTGGGAATCCATCATCAGAAGCAACTTCAATATCAATCGTGGAAACATTAATTAGATCACGATCAAATTCAATATTATCTGGAAATTTTTCTTGAATGAAAGATGACACAAAGTTAGTTTGGCCATATAGTGTTTTATCTGCGCCACCAACATCGCGCCAACGCATTTGGTATTCCTTCACCTCTTTCATTGTATCAAATAAAAGAGGAGATACGCGTACACCATTCATAGTATACGCTGTACCATTTGGATCTGGTACATAAAGTGTTGGTGAAAATTTAATACGGTCTTCAAAACGTTTACCGTTTTTGTAGCCACGATAAAGAAGACTGTTTCCGTAACGAGTTACGTTAGTATAGAATTCCAAAGGTTTACCTCCAATAATATAAGATCTATTATATCAAATTTTTGAGTGGATGTAAACACGTTATGTGATAATAGTTTGGTTTGGAGTAATTAATTTTGAGTGAATTTGCTGGTATTGCTTAAGTAATCCTTCAACTGGATCTACAGCCCATGCAACAAAATCAGAAGTAATATCAAGTCCTTTTTCCGGAACTGTGGAATATGGCATATAATCCATAAGGCCAATTCCTTTTTCTGTTGGAACAATAAGAGAAACATTTTTCATTGAAAAAACATCTTCATTAATTGTTAGTTCACCTAGTAGCTCTTCGCCTGATTTTAGTCGTACAATTTTAATCATAATAAATTCCTATGTAAAAAGAGGGCCGAAGCCCTCTTTAATTTCATTATTTCTTTTCTGAAACAAACTCATAAAGTTTTTCAGCTTGCTCTTTAATTTCTTCTGGGGTAATTGCTTTTGGAACGTATTTTTGATAAGCTTCTAATGCTTGTTCTGCGTTCTCTTTGTACATGTCCATTGCTTGATGAGCAAGGGTCATTTGCATATCATATTGCTTGTCTAGCATTTCTTTCGCCATTGCAAGAATATCTGTACGGATTTGATAAGGATTAGACATAATAATCTCCTGTGTCTGTGTTGTGATTTGAGGGGCCAGAGTCCAGCCCCTCCAAGGTTAACTACTTTTCACCTTTTATCTTTTTAAGCATCATCATGCAATTTTTTGATTCTTCATAATAGCCTAAACGTGCTAATTCTGAAGCGGCTCTTGCATATCCCACGACTTCCCCGAAGTGGCATAGTGATGCCCAAAAACCTGATAATGGATTTGCTACGTATTTAATTGCAATTGCAGTCATTATACCCATCCTTTTAAGTTTGAGTTTTCTTCTGCATTAACGCGAGACATTGTAGTGTCTCCTCTAGCAATTGAATAGATATCGCCTCTTGCAATACCAATATCATTTAGTTCGCGATCACTTAAAGATCTTAGTTCTTTTTCTGTTTGTCTTACCGCTTGGTGAGCTTCCCAAGATTTTCTCAGTTCTTTAAGTGAATCTAATAAGCCCTCAATTGGACTCGTTAAGTAGTTGCTTAGTGTCAATATGTGTTGTGTCATTTTCGACCTCGTTAAATTTTCCAATTTCAATTTTACGAGGACGCATTTCGTCCGGAATGACTACCTTCAATTCTACTGCAAGGATGCCATCCACTAGATCTGCTCCGTGTACTTGTACGTACTCAGACAGCCTAAAGGTGCGTTTGAATTTCTTCGTGGAAATACCGCGGTGAATATACTCGCGACCTTTTGATACATGTGAACCCTCAACTGTCAAAGTTCGATCTTTAACTTCAATAGTTAGTTCTTCTTTCGTGAAACCAGCAACCGCAAGCTCGATTAGATAATCGTTCTCACCAGTTTTTAGAATGTTATGAGGTGGATATGAATCATTCGCGTGTCTTGCGACGTGGTCTAATTCATTAAATAAGTGATCGAATCCTACGAAAGATGAACGTGGGAATAGTGTATTTACTTTTACGCCTGTCATTGTTATCTCCTTTTGATCAAGCAAGATGAATAAAGAGAACCGGACTATCCGCATTCTCAATTATATTTATACAAATAAGCTAGTTAACTGGTGAAACCCTGATATTCAATCTGATTTTATCTCCAGCTTTATATCGCTTAAATGTAGTAAATTGGTATAAGTAACCTTCAAACATATAATCTACAATGTAACCAGCTTGTACTGATTCTCTAGTGTATTCATATGTTGTATGACAACGGTATTCTTCACGATAAGATGGACCTGAGTGTTGAACTCGCCCTTGGCTTTTATCAGCTCCAATGACACCGCCAATTACAGCTCCTGCCGCAGCTCCTTTATCATTACCTGATAAACCTTTTCCAAGAATACCACCAATAATCATTCCTGCTAAAGCGTCAGCTCCAGCAGAAGATCCATTACTATAAGATCCACCTGTAATAGGAATACGAACTGTGTTACATGTTTCTGTAGGAATACGTCGTGTCTCGTAAGTCCAATTTTCTACTACATTCGTAATAGTTCCATATACGGTTTGACCTGCAGAGGCAGAAGTAGAAGCGGCTAGAACTATAGCAGAAGTGATCCCTAGAATTGTCTTTTTCATAAGTTTTCTCCAATTTCTAAGTATATTATACTATAATTCTAGCCGAATGTAAACCTTTAAATGTCACTTTCTTTCATTTTTGTGTAAAAAAAGTTGAAAATTTTATCAGCTTCAGCTAAAATTTCATCTAAAGTTGGAATGGCCTCGGTTTCTAATAAATCTTCTTGACCTGCCATTCTTCTTTGGTCGTTAATTTCTCTAACTCTAGCTCGATTAAGCTCTGCTTCTCTATAAAGAGTATCTTTAGCACTTACAAATGAATCTACACATAATAATCTAATAAGGTTTTTATCCTTTAATTGGTCATGTGTATTATGCAGATTTTCCATTTAATTTTCTCCTAGTTATTACCAATATTATATTTTGGACACAATTCCCATTGAGCTTTATCTTTATGAGAGATAATTTTTATTTGACGCAATGGGGCAACATTAGATGCTCCAGATGGATCACTGATTGAAATCAATCCCCAGTCTGAAAGCAATGTTGCAATTGTATTACGTCTTTGAATATCATTTTCTGTAAGATTTGAAGGTTTTGAATCAAGTAAAAATAGCTCTTTGAAATGCACAATAAAATATCTACCTTGCTTATGCAGTATATGACAAGATTGATAAAGTTTTCTATCTTTACGAGAAGCGACTCCAATCCGAGTCAATGTTTCTCTTACCTTCAAAAAATCATCTGGTTCATTTAAAGTTATTTCCAGCATAGAAGCTGGTGACCAATCAACTGGTTCATTATTATTATTATTTTCCACCTTTGTTCATCCTCATTTGAAGTTCTTTAATTTGTTTTTCTGAAAGTAGCGGCAGAACTTGACGTGCTTTTTCATTGCTATATCCATAATATTCTTTCACTACACTTAAAGCATCTGGATCTGTGTTCTTAGACCATTTGCTAAAACGCTTGCGTTTCCTAACAATATTTATAAGAAAATCAAATTGAAGACGATTATCTAGATGGTGATACTTATTCATTTCATTTGCATAAAGAATAGTATCTTGAAAATAAGAAAGACCACGGTTAACCATAAAAGGATTATATTCATCCTCTGCAATATCATCAACCATAATGTCTTTCTTTGAATAATTAATTGAATTTAGGTAATCAAAGAAATTCATAATATAAACCTGTAAATATTAGAAGCCACCAATAATTTGTTGTAGCATATTTTTAGTTAAGCCTTCATGCTTAATGTGTTCAATACCATTATAAAGAATAGGCACTGTGCGATGCCCTTGATCTACAACAAAGGATTTTGCTTCAGTGTTTTGTTCAATATTAATTTCTTCATACTCAACATTCCAGCTGTCAAGTTGATTTTTAAGTTTTACACAGTAAGGACAATTATTTTTTGAGTATACAGTTAGCATTATTCAAACTCCACATTAGCCATTATTTCAGTCATACAAGCAACAACATTTAGTTCATGATCTGCAACAAAAGCATTTTTATACTGGTAATCGGCAAGAATCAAAACAAGCTGTGGTATTGACTGTGGTTTTATATATTCACTCATTGAGTCATAAATCTTACGAAAAATTGCTTGAGGTTCGGTGTCAATATTGTTAACAACCCAATGACGCATTCCTTTAAAGTCTTTATCTTTCAAAGTTTTCATAAGAGTTTTGATGTTGGTATCAGAAAGATTTACCAACATTCCGGCATCAATTTTACCGGATACAGAATAGCGTTGTAGTTCATTAAGAACTCGACGCCAATCTGGAAAGTGTTTTGTAATTAGTTGTGCAACTGCATCTGGTACAAATTCAACGTTTTCTTTTTGCAGAATTTCTGTTGCACGCTTAAAAAATTGGCCAGCCATTTCGGGCTTTTGGTCATTAGGAATTGCAAATTCATATACTGAACAACGAGAATGAAGAGGTTCAATAATACGATTTTTGAAGTTACATGTAAGAATGAAACGACAATTATTTGCAAATTCTTCAATGAAACCACGAAGGGCTGGCTGAGTAGATTGAGGATTAAGATAATCAGCCTCATCAAGGATAACTACCTTATAGCCACCATGCAGTGAAACAGTGGAGGCAAACTGTTTCACTTTATTGCGCAAGGTGTCAATGTTTCCCTCTTCCGAGCCGTTAATCAGAATATAATCCAAGTCGAGTTCATTACATAAAGCTCGAGCAACGGTGGTCTTGCCAACAC